CCCCACCAGCAAGTTACCTGCGTTATCAAATGTGGCCCTAGTAATATTGTTAGTGCGAATATTAAAATCACTTCCACTTGTTGTGCCAACAAAACTGTCCCCGCCACTACCACACTCAAGCATCACAATTGTTCCAGCAGGGTTTGTTATCCGCACCCCTTTTGTTCCATCAACTGCTGCACTTGCAACACCAATATGCAATTTAGCCGCAGGCGAACTCGTCCCAATACCCACATTGCCAAGCACAGCAAGCCCGTTGTTGCCAACGCTTGTCAGTGATGAATAACCTATACCTACTGCGCCTACACCGCCTGTGGCAGTTGCAATACGCATGGATTCACCAGCAGAAGTCACAAAACGCAATGCACCCGCCGCTTGTTCATTGGCGAGCGTTAGGTCAGTGCCATCGTGAATCATGTATCCCCTGCGAGTGCCTCCTGTACCAAGCGAAACTATTGATGAAGATGTGCCATTAATTGTCACATCAACTCGTCCAGATGCTGAACTAAGTGATGCACTACCAACACCCAAATTCGTCCCATCAAAAGTCAGCGCACTACCCGTAGTCAGCGCTTTTGTTGTGTCTAGATAAACCACACCGTTAGCTGTACCGCCAGTCAATATGTGGGTAGTAGAAGTGACGTTACCAGTAACAACTGTATTGCCAGATACAGTCACATTACCTGCAACACTCGCATTTGCGGTAACTACCAGCGTAGAGATGTTTGCAGTGCCACTCACGTTAGCAGTAGTCACAGATACATTTGTGATGGCTACAGTACCGCTTGTGATAGTGACGTTTGCCAACGTCAGATTACCGATGCTGGAATACGTGTTGTTCAGATAAACAGCCGTATTGCCAAGCGTGACAGGCGTAGCAAAGTTTGTGTCTAACTGGGACAAAGGTATAGCAGAAGTTGCTGTACCAAAGGTATAGGGCATTGGATTAGTAGCCATCTTAGAACCTCACTCGTAGTTCATGTTCAAATTCAAACGTGTTCACTACAAACGCTGGGTCTGTAGAAGTCATTGTCAGACCCAAATACTTACCGTATTGCTGGGCATCTGATTTATAAAGAGCATAACCGTTACTTGTCAACCAGCCAATAGTTGCACTGGAATTATTTAACCAAGTAATAGTTGCCCCTGAATTGTTGTACCAAGTCACAGAGTTGTTCAGCACGTAGGCAGGGCTGGAGCCACTCTCGCTATCCACCGTCACGTTAAATGTGCCACCAGTGGTAAGCGTAGCCTCAATACCAAACTTCAGAGCTTGCTTGGTACGGATGGGGTCTTTCATGGGCGACAAAGCCGTCTGTATCTTGCTAGATACGTTGGCTGTAGCACTGGCGTACAACCTAAACAAAGACTTGTCTGCAACCCCGTACATGTTGATGACACCACCAACAGGAGCTGGATTGATGTAAGTCAGCGCACCCTGGCTTGTGACAAACCACTTCTTCTCAAAAAATACACACTGGATATACCGCCCACCCGTGGCAAACGGGTAAGTGGACTTCAGATAGAAGTTGAATGCCGCACACAGAATGTTGTTAATCAACACTTGACCGCCAGTGACTGGCAGCGTGAAGTCTATGTATGGGAATATGCCGTCTAGCTGGTCAGAAATCTTGCTGGTGGTAGAACCTACCAACGCATATATGCCGTAGTTGTTCATAAACAGCACACTACGGAAGTAAGGGAAAACCCCATACCGCAGGTTACTGCCTACGCTGGCGCTGACGTTGGTGTTTGTGAACAGGGTTGAGCCAGTTGCAGAAACACGCAGGTCAGAGAAGACGTTAATGCTGTCTTCACCAAAAATGTACAAAAAGTTGTTTGCCGACAGCAAAGACTTGATATTGCCGTGCAGGGTTGAGTCTGTTATCGGGAAGTTCCCGGCAGACACAGAGGTGAAGTCACTGTAGCTTCCAGCAGCAGAGTAGTAGACGGTACGCCCTGCCGCCACCCAAGTGCGTCCTGAGAAGGTGGCAACAGAAGCAATCTCATCGCTGTTGAGGATGACCGTACCTGCTGCGTTAGAACCAGAACCACCAAAAGTAACCGTACCAGCAGCCGTGTAGCCGCTACCAGGGTTGTTCATAATCACTTGTGTCACAGAGCCGCCGCTGACAATAGCTGTAGCGTTTGCGCCCGTGCCACCAGTACCAGTCACAGTCACGTAGAAAGACCCGCTAGGGCCGTATCCAGAACCGCCGTTTGTCACCAACACAGACAAAGTGCCTGTCTTAAACGTCACAAGCTGGCAAATAGCGGCGGCATTAGCGCCTCCACCACCTGTGATGGTGATGGTAGGTGGTGATGTGTAGCCTGTACCAGCGTTGGTCAGGGTGATGGAGTTGACCGTACCCTTTGTCAACACCGCAGTAGCGGCGGCTGCACCAGAAGAAAAGCTGACTGTGGGCACATTCAAGTAACCAGAGCCGGGAACAGTCACGGTAATGGCAACAACTGCACCGCCAGAAATGGTAGCCACCGCCTGTGCTTGTGTGCCACCCTGCACATCTGGGGCGGTGATGATGACACCCGGCACAGCCGTGTATGCAGCACCTCCGGCAGTGACGTTGATGCTGGTGATGCCACCTGCGCCTGTCGTGATGGTTGCTTCTGCCGTTGCCTGTACGCCGCCAGTGTCATTAGGGGCGCTCAACACCACTGAGGGTGCGGAGACATAGCCAGAACCAGGATTGGTAATGCCTATCGAGCCTACAGACCCCATAGAAACCAAGTTTGTGCCATCCCAGTTAGACAAACCCTTGGTTGGGTCGCCAATGATGACACGCTCGTTCTTGAACTGGGCGGTAGATACGTTGGCACTAGAGAATGTGCCCGTCACAGCCACGTTACCTTTGGTGGAGTTGGTCAGGTTGAAATACTCAGCCCGTCCGTTGTCCTCAAAAGACAAAATGTAGTCACTGACATTGATATTTGCCGATTCCAGCGCAGTGGTGGTGTTGGCAAAGACAACTGCATTGCCACCAGAATCTAGCACGGCAGACTGAGCCTGGACAATCTTGATATTGCCAAACCCAATAGGCTGGGCATTCTCTATCCAGGAGAACTCTTCTTCATCAATTGCCGTTCGGTTGGCCTTTGTGTTTAGGCCTTTGAAGTTCTTGATGACAGCATAGGACTTTTTTTGCTCTGCTGCTGCCATGATTAATACGGATTTGAGTAGGGGTCTGGGATGCGCCGTGTGAAGGTGCTGTTAAGCACAGCATTCACATGCTTCAGATATTCTTGCTTGTAGATTTCCGCTTCACCATAACTTTGCTCTTTGTACTTGGCTTTGTAAGCCGCATAGAAAGCCACAGGTGTGGTGTAGGGGTCATTGATAGGGTCTGTTGCAGATGGGTCTGTTGAGACAAGAGGCGTTGGCAGAATGGTGCTGTCAATCTCTATGGGATACGATTGGTCAGGCACAGGCCCGATATAAATCTGAGATTGTCCATAGACTGAAAAACACACAGGTCTGCCAACATAGTTTTGCCAATACCGCAACTGGGCATTGAAGTTTGACCAAGGCAAGTAGCGCAAGGGAAGACGGCTATTGCCCCAGTACAGCGTGATGTTCAGAATGTCCAGCGTTGTTCCTGTAGACAAAATAGCATACGGAATAATCTCAGCAGGGCCAGAATATTGCAGGGTTGCCGTGCCATCCGTGAACGGAGTGCTGGGAGGAAATGTGTAGTTGTCAGACGGGTACGGAGGAGCAACAGTCCCTAATGTTCCGCTAGTGACAACTGCATAAATAAAAATGCCGCTGAATACAAACTGTCCAGCAGTGACAGCAGTTCCAGCAGCCCAGATACTTGCAGGTACACCCGTGTTAGAAATGGGTGTGCTTGAAATTTGTAATGTGCGTAAACAGCCTGTATCTCTCGCTACTCTCTCACGGGCGCTGTTAATATCGTCCGTTAGTTCAGCGTCTGACCAGAAGACACCATTGGCATCATGCAAGAGCCGCCGGACTTCCGAGATGTAGGAAGTGAGAGTTGCCATTTGGCTTCCATTTTATGCTGCCCTTTGGGTGACCTTTCCCCCGGCAGCTTTTTCAAGCCGCAGAGGTACTACGCCAACCGCCGAGGGTAACGAGCGGTTCTGTTCGGGAGCTTCTGTCTGAATATCAAATTTAGACAGCTTCTCCATTCCTTGTTCCAATTCGGAGTGAAGGCGTATCCAGCCCAGATGGGCCAGACACGACTCCTTATCGTCTTTACCGTAACCAAAGATGTGTTGAGCAGCTTCTAAAGGTATCTCAACAGTTTTGCCAACTGGAAACTCCAGTTCCTTGTAGGCATACATTACTGCAAGCCTATCAGGTGAGCGGTTGGTTACGTAGACAACACTCATAGCGCAACAATGTCGCCGTATACTTCGACCAAAACCGAGTTGTTAGCTGCGGCTCCCGTGTTCACACAGACATACAAAGAACCAGAGTAGATGGTAGTGGCGGTGTTAGCCGTCAATGCCAAATCCTGATACTTGGTTGTTCCTGTGACGTTTGCCAATACAACAGCGTTAGACACCGCATTTGCAACTGCACCATCTGCGCTATTGATGATGGTTACGTTTGCGGCGGCTACTGTTCCATTGGCTTGCGACACGGTGATACGGCGAACAATGTAGCTTGTACCAACAGTCGGAATTGTCGCAACAGCATTACCCGTGTTGCCCAGCCCGATAGGATTGGGGGTAGCGCCAATGAGAAAATTACCAAAGTTGTTGGGATACAATGAACCTACATGGTTTGCGTTCATACCGTCCCCTTATGCTGCGTAGGTGCTGCTGACGTTGATACCACCATTGGTAGCCAACAATACAACAGTGCCGTTGCCAGCAATCGTGGACTGAGCAAACACGTTCACACCATCAGACAGAATCACGCCACCAGTGTTGTTGGCGAGAACTGTGGTAATGGTAGAACCGTTGTTGGCAGTCACAATCACGTTAGCGGCAGGAAACATCACGTACACGCCAGCAGGAATCACTGCGCCAGCATTGGTAGCTGTAACAGTGGCATTGCTGAAGTATGCGCCGGAGGCGTTGGTGGTTGCACCAGCCAGGATGATTTTGTTAGTTGATAGAGACATGATTACTCCTTACAGTGAGAGGTAGTTGTAACCAGACACCACGGTCATGCTCTTGGGCTTGACGTTCACCAATTCGGCAATCATCAGCACAGCACCAACGTAACCAATCTGCCAGTTCGGGAGGGTGGATTCAAATCCAGTAAACACAAACGAACCTTGCTCATGGATGTAGAGCGACAGGTAATTGGTGTTCAGGAAATAAACCGTACCTTCTGGGCAGTAGGGGTCAGGATAAATGGGAACACCAGCAACCATCAGGGCACGGAATGCTGCCTGGGGGCCGTTGTTGTCGCCATCAAAGCCGGAGCCTGGGGTGATGACATACTGTTCTTGACCAACATAGTCTTGAGCCAGCAAAGTCCATGTGCCAAAACCGCAAACACCAAAGCTAGGCATTTCAGCGCCGTTTTTCACAGTGCCGGAAATGTATTGCAGGATGTTTTGACGGGTGGGATTCACAGAACCCGCAGCGTAGGACTTGGACTGCCACCAGCTATAAGCAGAACGGCTGATGTTGCCATAAGTGCCAGTGGCGCTAACGGCAGCAGGAAGACCGATAAACTGCTGAGTGTTGGTGGTGTTGTTGTACAAGGCCGTTGCCATTGCATCCATCATCACGTTGGTTGCATCGTTCATACGAGCTTCAATCAACGGAATAATAGCTGCGTCTTGCTGAACAGCACCTTCCATACCGAGAAACGGCACGGGAGAAATCATCAGCTTGAGGTCAAACTCAGCGTTGTAAGCACCCTGCTGAACTGACGGCTGGGCAAAAGAGCCAGAGTAGTCAGACCACTGAGCGTTCACAAACTGAGCGCCCTGCACGGGCACGGTTACGGAAGACACACCGCCAGAGGCTTGCTGACTGTTGGCAATCAGAGCCGCCATGAGGGGTGTCGAGTTGTAAAGCTGGACAACCAGCTTGGGGATAAAGGCTCTACGAGTAACGTAGGTCAGTTCATTGAATTGACTTGACCCTGTTGCTGGTAGGATGCCGCCGCCAATAGCCATAAGGCCTCCTTAGAAAAAAATACCCTCTTTACAACCCAATGGGCCGTTGCGGTTTCCGCAGGTCATTGAGTGCTTTCATAGCTTCAGAACGAGCTGCCGTAGTCGGATTCTTCCAGTATCCCTTCAGGTCAAACTGCTGAATGACTTGGGGGTTGTAACCAGAAGAAGTCGGCACTGCTGCCTGTTTCATCCACGCATGATACTGTGCTGCTGTCTCATGGTTGGTGATACCTTGCTCCAGCATGATTTTTTCCACATCGCCTACTTCATCTTCAGAAGCAATCAGACCTTTTTTCATCAAGGATTGACGGCGTTTTTGCAATTCTTCCATCGCATCCCGCTCACGCAACTTGGCTTCCAACTGTTGCACACGCTCCTCAGAACGGTTAACCGCCCGGTGCGTGTAGTCTTCAATGTCAAGTTCGGGAATGGGCAAATCTGGTTTGACCTTTTTGGTCATACGCAGAAAGTCTTTGCGAGTGGCAGGATTCTCAGCGAGTTGTTGGGCCAAAGCCGCTAACTCATCCCGAGCATCTGATGTGATGTTTTCAAGTGACATGATTTACCCTCTTTATACGATTAGATGACTTTTTTGCCGTCAGCAGGTTTCTGCACAGCCATGCCAGTCTTGCCGACTTTGCCTGGGGTGGATAAGCCACCAAGTTGTGAGAAACGGGGGGTGTTAGTGATAACGCCGTTTTGCTGATTGTTGTCAGTGGGACGGCGGGGTGCGGCTGCGCCACGGGGCTTGAACAAGTCCATGTTGTTTCCTTACATTGGGGGTGGAATTGGTGCGCCGCCAGGAGGAGGCATACCGGGAATCGGCGCTGCTTGCATTGCCTTACCTTCAGGCGTTGCGCCACCTGCCTGGGGTAATGTTTGCAGCATCTGCAAAATTTCAGATTGCTGGAGTTCGTTGGTTTTGTTTTTTCGTGGCCCCATCAATCCAGTGAGGGTACGAATAGCAGCAAGAGTCTTTGCACCTTCTTCAGATTCAGACCCGAGTGCGGGGAGAGATTGCTCAAGCAAATCCATTGCCATGCCAATGTTAATCATCGCTGCTTCTCTTGAACCCATTTTTGGTTCAGGAGTTGACATGGGGGAAGCCATTGGTGAAGTGTCATCACCAGAGAATGCTTCTGTGGGTGTTTCTTCTGGCGTAGAGACAGGGACGGGAGCAGCGGCAGAACGACTGCCTCGCATTAATTCCATCAACTTATCTGTTGGTACTGCCATAAAAACTCCTTGTGCGCCGTTTGTAACCACTTACAAACTGCTTGTCAATAGGTGGGAAGCATTTTATGTCAGCTTCCCAAAGACAAATCCTTACGGATTACTTGCGGCCTTTACGACCCTTACGACCTTTACGCATGATGCGCTCCTTCGTGACAAGCGGCCACTTACTTTAAGGGGAAGCAGCCATACCCTTTTCCCTTTCGGGGAATCAACGCCGGGTCTTACGACCACGTTTTGCTTTGTACATGATAGCTCCTGTTAACCTCGCCGAGAATAGTCCCGTTGACCACGCCCGGTGTAGTTTTTAACCCCAGTTTGGCGGTATGTCAAGCTGGGGGACGATTCCCCTCTTTTCAGCTGCTCTGTGCTTGCCCGTGGCTGGTCAGCTTTGGGAGGCACGATTGCTTGTGTAGCCATTATCCTACCTGCTTTAAGTCTGGTTTACCCTCTGCCTTTGGTGGAGGTGCAGCAGGTTGAGCTTGCTGCTTTGCTTCCATCTTCTTCAATCTGTCTTTGAGCAATTGTTTCATCGGTGGTTCAAGCAAGTCAAGCAAGGATTCTTTGTCAATGACCTGGGCTTTGTACAGATTGAAAGCAAGCTGGCGCATGTCTTCCATGAAGATAGGCGAATTGGAGTGAGCATCCACCTTTACCACAAAGTCTTTGGTAAATTGTTCGGCAATGAACTTGTGGTTTTCCATGTCTGTGAAGTGCGTTGCATCGTAAGATTGCATACACTTCAAATACAAGGTTGCCAACTTCTCCAAACTGTCCTCAATGATGAGCGCACGTTTCTTGGCACGGCTAGAACCTAGACGGGCAAGCTGGGACGCATGACCAGACGAGCGCACACCTGCCTCACCCCGGCCTTGCAACACCGAAACAATGCCAGATGCTTCTTCAAACATCAAGTCAATTTCACCAATCTCTTTGAACAAGTCAGGTGGAATAGTTGGCGCTAACTTTTCAACTTTGGCATTAGGCATGTCAGTTGCCAACAAGCCGCCAGCACGATTGAGGGCAAAATTCTTTTCATCCAAGATACCCGTAAAGCCAATTAGTGCAGTGGGTGGACTGACTTGTTTGGAGAGCAAGTCCAGAATTTCAGCCATGCGTTTATTGCGTAACTGCTGGAGAAACACCAGCCGCTGAACCTCAGAGCCACCCCAGTAGTAGTCGTACAAGGGGTTCGGGCAAATCTGCACGAATGGCAATTCACCTTTGAGGAACACCTGCTCACCAGGACGGTCATAGATGATTACGTCTGGGTCTGCTTTGGTTACAACTTGGTAGTCTTTGATTTCATCGTTCCACACCCACAACTCAGTCATCTCAACCGTGTCTTCAGCAACCGTAGCCTTGTATCGGTTCTGTCCGGCAAGGTCTAAATTAACATTACCGTACATTGTTGGGTTTGACTGGCTCAGAATGATGCGCTCAATTCCGTTGGCAACCTCTGTGCGCTCATGCTGGGTAGAAGTAATGCGTCTGACAATTTCTTCCCGGCGGGGATGGCTGTACAAGCGGTCATACAACTCAGACTTCGTGATGTAGTAGGTCTGGGTGATGGCCTCTTGCCTGTCAGAGTAGGGCGTATCTTCCCGCAACACCCCGATACAAGCTGGTTCCACCATGTACGGATGGATGCCGTTGTTGATGATGAGCTTGATAAACGTAGAGTTGTAGACCAGTGACCAGGTGGTAGCAGCGGAAAACACTTGGTCAGCGTTGCTATTTAGCCACTCATCATTGAGTGCACGGGTCAGAGCCGGGACTTTTGTCTGCTCTCTGGGGTCTACAGCCGCACCAACGTCAATAGAAAAGCGGGTTGTTTCCGCTGAATACAGGAAGCTGGTGAGCTGGTCAATGTGTGGGAAGATTTTGTTGTACAGGGCAGGGGAGTCATCCGGCCCGTTACCGAACAAATACCAACTCCGCAGGGAGCCATAGTCTACTTTTCTCTCTTGCTGGGAGACTTGACACTTAGAAATGAGGTCAAGGTAGAACAGTTCTCTATCTACGGCGTTGGTAGGTATCCTCATGTTGTCTTCACCTTCAGGTTATCTGGGTCTTGCATAGTGCCAACACCCGCTCTGGGGCCGGACAGTGAGCCTGTGGGGGAGGCATCCCTGGGCATTATGCTCACAGCCTCGTCTTTCACTGGCTTGAATTGTCCACCAAGAACGGATTTCATGCTAATACTACCACCGCCACCCCAAATTGCCGCATCTCCGGCTCTGGGTTCCTTCTTCTGGGCATTCATGGCATCTGTGGCCTGTGCAAACTCTTTGTCAGACAGTTTGTTGTTACGTTTGAGATAACCAGTCTGGTGTTCGCCCTCACGGGTGGATTTAACGTCCGTCATCCCGTATTCCATAGCCAATTGTTTAACTGTGTTGTCCGTGTGCTTGGTCTTGGCAGACCTTGTGCCCACAGGCTTCAGAAAAACAACGGACAGTGCCCCTTTGCAATGTTTCATCGGGCATACAGGCTCCCAAGCCTCAAATATGCCGTGATTTTCGCAGTGATAGTCTTTTAAAACGCTCATTGTTACCCTCTTAGTGCTTCGTCAAGTGTGATTTCTGAATAGTCATGGCGGTTAACCATGCCGACTTTTAGTTTTATGCCCCCTGATGTGACCTGTAAACCCATGCTTGCCATCATTGGCGGTTTGCTTTCCTTCCTGTATTCCACGTATCTTGTCCTGTCTTTGTTCTGCATGACCCGTACATTGCCGCTTTTCCACTGCTGGTAGGCCTTGCTGACCCTGATTTGCACCACTTCAGTGAGCGGTTCCTTGTCTCTGATGAACACATCTAAGAAATGAGCCATTGACATACCCGCCAATTCGCAAAACAAGTTGATAGAGATACCTCTATCCTTGTCTGCATGGAAGCGTTTTATCTGTCGCTTGAGTTCAAACTTCGACAGGGGCTTCATATTTGTACTCCACCGTGTAGCCTGTTGATTGCAGGTAGTCCAAAAACTCCACCTCACCGTATGCTTTTGTAGGGTCAGCAGGGACAATGATGTGGTCATCATCCATGAGCTTCCTGCTTTGGGCGTGACAGCCTAGCAACATACCAAAATCAAACTCTTCTGTGTGAAATCCTGGCCCCATGTACTCCATTGAAAAGTATTTGGCAATGTGGTCAGGCGCATACCTGTACCCCAAGTACTGCAACTGGGGCTTGAGCAAAGCAGATAGCTGGGCATCTTCATTCCAGCCGTGTATGTCGTTAGCTTGTAGATGGGTGATGCCATGCTTATTGCAAGCAGACAGGAAGCGCCTAGAGCGCAGGGAAAACCCACCGTTTTGCACCACCCGCACCCCAGGTGTACCTACCCAGGTGAAATTCAGGTACAGGTGAAACCCCTCTGCTTGCGGCAAGAAGGCGCAGTGTGAGGGTGCGCCTATGTAATCGTACTCATAGTATTCCGGCATGAAGTTGTCGCCATCCAGAACCCAGCCGTCATCTTGGACAATGAGGCAATACTCTGTGTCTATGAATGCGTATAGCTGGTGCATCATAAAAATAGAGTACTGGAGGTAATTGACAAACCCTATTTGCTTCCACTCTATGTTGTTTGGCAGGTTGTCAGGCTTTGCAATAGACAACAGCAGTCCTCTAGAGCCGGGTAACTCCTTCATGCTTCGCTTGATGCTTGGCAGAACGCTGGCTCCGTTGTTGTGTCCGTAGACAGACACGATGGTTAGGTCATTGTGTTCCATACATTCCTATGCGTTTCAAGTAGTCGCTGACGTTTCTGCCCACAGAGATTTGTTCAGGTGTGAAGTTTTCCTGGGCATGACTGATTTGTCGGGTAATCTTTTGGGCAATGAGTCTGGGTTGAATCTGCTCCGCAAAAGCTACGCAAGCAAGAGCGGTAGCAATCACACGGTCATCCTTGCCCCTACCGGGCGCACCCAAGAAGGAGCCTTCCCGCACAATGCCTTTCATTTCTTCCAGAGTCTCCATGCTGCGTATCTTTATCATGGAACGCTCAAAGTAATCTTTCATGTACTGGAGCATGCGTTCTTTAGAGTTGGTGGTGGTCAGGTAGCCAATGCTGTTGGAGAGGCCTCCAAGCGTGTCATTGCGCCTCCAAATGTAATTGGTCATACTACCAAGTACGTCCATCAATCCATGCCCCATAGCGCCTCCTAGAGAGACTGCCATGCGCTTTAGATTCCGTATCTCGTTGATGACTGCTTGACCAGGGCCGTTGACTTCCAGGTTGAGCGTAGAGTTCTTGTATGCGCCAGCAAGGTGGGCGATGACCCACGCAAACTGGTAGGTGTTCATCTCAGAAGTGGCAAACTCAGCAACTTGGTCAAGTCCATCTGCGTAGCATCTGTAGACCTGGATGCAGAATCTATCTGCCCAATCAGAGCTACCGTAAGCGGGGTCAGCACCGATAACGTAATAAGCAGTGTCAACAGGTTCTTCCCAGACCGTGAGTGTGCCCAGTCTTTCAGTGGACTTAAGCACTTCAGTGTCTTGGAACAGTTGCCCGAAAGCATAGCGATAGTGGTCTGGTACAAGTTTCTTTGCCTCTTTAGCAGCTTCGGTACAGCGGGTGGTGGAGAAGAAGGATGTGCCTGTCATCACAAAGGCATAGTCCTCAGTTGGGGGAAACTCTTGGTACATCAAGGATTCGTCTTTGATGCCTTCGTGCATCTTCCAGCGCCACCAAGCCATCTGCCGGGAGTTCACCTCATAGCCGTAGAGCTTCTTAATGTCCTTCACCCACTCTTTTTCTTCCGCACTGAGCTTGCCATCCCAGTAGACTTTGTAGATGTTGGAGTCACCAGGGACAGAGTAATACTCATTCCTCCACCAGCCGCAGAAGATGGCCCTCTGTGTCTTTGCCTTCTTAGCGGTCTTGTACATGTCGTGGAACATGTTGAAACCCTGGGCAGTGCTCTCAAACATGTATAGCCTCTCAGGGTTCTTTTCAGCAAGAGAAGCTATCAGGGAAGCCAGACCCTCTTCATTACCCCAGGAAGCTGTTTCTGTACCGTGTAGGTAAGTGATAGCCTTACCCTGCCCCAGGCGAGACTTGTTTCCAGCAATCTGGTAGAAGATGCGGCTTCTGTTTTTGAGAACCATTTGGTTTCTGTTGTGAGCCACCAAAGGAATCTTGTACTCTTTGGGAAGTCCTTCCATATACATAGCGAGAGTGGAGCGAAACATGTCTCTGTTCTCTTCTGTATCTGCCACAAGTGTGCCCTGCCATCCAGGGTGGGTAAATTGCCAGTAAAGGTCAAGCGCCAGGGAAACAGTTGTGATACCCAACTGCCTACCCTTGAGGATGACAAAGAAGTGAACATCATTTTCCAGACCCTTCTTGATTTCTTCCATCACATACGTCTGAGTCCCCAGCAGGGTTCCCATCTTTTTCAAGCCCTCTTCCTTTGTCTCAATCTTGAGTTCGGAACAAAACTTGTAAAACTTATTCAGGTCAAAATTCATGCTTTTCTTTGTTTGTCAAAAGAGTCCAGGTTCCACTCCGCTATCGTTGCCGCTACCTCTTTGTTCTTGGCACAGCGTATCAACTCCTTGTAAAACAAATCAGAATAAGTTGATTTCCACTCCGCTGCCAACGCCCTCTTTGCCGCTGGTTTAATGCAGGACAAGGCCCGTGCCATCTCTCTTTTCAGCTTCATACGAGAAACGTATAAAGCCATCTGTGTATCCTTGCTCGTATCCATGAGCTACCGCCTCATCTATTTTTCCAGCCAATACCTGCACCACTAACTCTGTTTGGCAAAGACGAGTCAGCAAAGCCCTACAGACTTCCCGCAACTCATCCTCATCCATCCACAGTAGTTCCGTCACCTTGTCCCACCTATCTTTTGCGTAGTTGGCCTGCTTACGCAGTCCTCCACACCCTTACAACAAGCCCCTCTGTCTTAGCTGTCAACCCTATCCCTAAGCGCCTACTCGCCCTGTAGTTGGCATTCAACACCTTCTGCCTAGCCCCTACAGGAACACAGAAGCTGTCACCCACATCCATCTCCTCATACGGGTAGGCATACACCACCCGAGGTACAGGCACAGGCTTACCAGTCTCCAAAGCTATTTCAGTAATCATCCTCTAACCCTCTCTACAGATAACCATATCCTACACCCATCACGGATTGTTTGCAACAACCCTGGTCGCCCCACGCAAGCATGTGGCAAAAAAAAGAGCTACGCAAGTGGTAGCTCTAAATCACTTCTAGGAGAACATGAAAACACAAACGCAATATAGCAGAAACCTATTTTTTTTTGGGGGTAACGAGATGTGGGGTGCTCACTATTCCATATCCCATGACCCATCGCCTAGGGCCACGGCTGCGCTGGTGCTGGTGCTGGTGTAGTCGATGCCCAACCCCAACCCAATAGCGTCATGGTAGCGCACTAGGCACGGCACACGATAGGTAAAGACTAACCCAAACCCAAACCCCATAGTATTTCCCTGTGGGCGGATGGTGGAATATAGTCGCCTTACCCCTTATGCATAAAACGCATAACTTATTCTATAGACCAATAAGATTATAGAAACAATAAATTAATAGTCTTATATATATTATATACCCTATAGTATACAACGGGTGCAGTAACTTTATTAGTAAGGGTAAGCACCTATAAAATAGTTGTTGACATGGAATATATATACCATACAATAACTGCACTGAGCACGTAAAACCGCACAGTAAACCTAACCTAACCTCGGAGATTAATTATGGCTTACGCTAACTTCAGCGATGCAGCAAAAGCGGCGGTGCGCTTATCCAACACCCATGCAGATGATTATTGGGTTGTTTTTGAGGAAGATTCCTATCATGTTGCAAGCGACTATGATTTAGAAACATGGTTTGCCGGAGCAACAACCCTAGGTTATGCCGGATACGGTTTAGGTTTTGAACCGCTATAAATGCCACCTAGTAATGCAGTGACAGTGCATTACTGGATTGTCATTCGACAATCGTAAACCTAACCTTTGGAGCATAGTATGCAGTTTTCAGCACAACGCAAGCAATTGAAGGCCATGGGCCGCTTTATGGCAGTGAAGGACGTTCGGTATTATTTGCAAGGGATTCAAGTAGTGCAAAACAATCGGGGCACATATATTGAGTCAACCAATGGTCATATGCTGGGCCGATTGTTGATTGATGAAACCCCATGTTCTAACCCTGGCAGCGTCATTGTGCCAAGTGATGCAGTTAAGACCCTGGGCGCTGGTGGCAAAAAAGGGAATGAAACCCTGCATTTCACCGTTGACGGTGTGAAAATCAGTGTTATTTCACCAGATGGTTCAAGCCTGACAGTACAAGCGCATGAAGCTCGTTACCCTGATTGTGACCGTGTCGTGCCTGAGATTTACAACGACACACCCAGCGAGTGCAGCACCTACAACCCTGAATACATCATGGCATTTTATGATTGTGCGAAGGATTTAGGGTCAAGCGGCAAGAGTGTAACGGTGCAGATAAAGCAAAGGGGAAACCAGTCCGGCATTGTCAATATTGACAGTGAACCCTTGTTTGTTGGCATCATCATGCCTTTGCGGGAACATAACACCGTGACGGTTCCTGCATGGTGCAGTCGTGCTAAGACCCTGGATACAGTGACGGCATAACACACCCTGGAGGGCATAACGCGCCCTCTGGAGTGTGCTATTCGGCACGCTAAACCCTAACCCTGGAGCGATAACATGAGCGACAAAACCTACAACGGCTGGACAAATTACGAAACCTGGAGGGTAATGCTGGAAGTGTTTGACGGCATTGACCCTAACGATTATTTCAACGATGCCAACGGCAAGCTGGACGCATATGAGCTTGCAGACAATCTAAAAGAATGGGCAGATGAATTGATTGTCGGAGATGCCCAAGGCCTGATGGCAGACTATGCCCGAGCTTTCCTGCGAAATGTCAACTATGAAGAAATAGCCAAGCACATGATAGAAGACTACGCCGAACAAGATTAAGCCCCTTCCTGCCCCTTTTAGGGGCTTTCCTGCCCCATTCCTAACCCTGGAGAATCACACCATGAACACAACCCCTGGCCCCTGGCACGTGCAAGGCCGCTACATAGTCCCCGCCGACAATGGCCCGTCTATTGGTTCTGCTGTAGCACTGAAAGCCCCCAGCCTGAAGAAACAACCCGACTTTGATGCAGTGGCAGAGGCCAACGCCCGGTTGATGGCTGCTGCCCCCGAGTTATTGGCTGCGCTGAATGAGTTGGTAGCAGAAGCAGACAGCCCCCAAGGGTGGGATGGTCACCCCCACCCCCACACCTACGGTTTTCAAATGGCCCGAACCATTCTCAACAAATTGGAAGGATAAGCCCCATGAATAAGCACACCCCCGCCCCGTGGTATTTCAGCGACAACACCCGGTACAAAACCCCCTGGACAACTAACCCTTACAGCATCACCGTTCGCAAGCCTGGGGTTCACGGCACAACCATTGCCAACATCCCCAACAGACGGTCAGTGCCAGATGAGGAAAAACGAGCAAACGCCCTTTTGATTGCCCATGCCCCGGAGCTACTGAGTTGCGTTATCTCTATGCTACGGTGGTACAGCAACCGCCTGGATGGACACAACATCAGCCCCATACAGAATCAGCCCCCTGAAATCCAACGTGCCATGATTGTTTTCAACAAAATCACAGGTGAAAATTATGCTTAAGATTAAGCCCCAAGACCTCAACCCCACCACCCGCCGTTATCCCCGAACCTTGCAGGAAGCCTTCCCCAAAGATGATTGGGAATCTGTGGATAAAACTGTGTATAAGGTAAACCCTGATGACTGGATTGCCTTAATAGCCCTTTTTGGTCTAGGGTTTCTGCTTGGCTTGCTTATAGGCGAGCTGTAATATCTGCCCCGTTGTAGTTGCACACAACCAAATGAAGCCGCTTACACATGCGTTCTGGCCTCTGAGACTACTCAGGGGGTGCAACCCGAATGCAGTTGTAAGTGGCTTTTTTATTGCCCCAACTACATCCGTACTCCACACGATAGAAAGTGCCCCCGACTGTGGCAGCGTGGAAGAAAAGCGGTTCACCTTGACCCAAGGGGGACGGGTGCACGAGGGTTCTGCCCCAAGTGATAAACGAACAAGTAGGTTGATGGTCGACTGTTGCAGAGACAGATTCTCTGGTTCGATAAATAAAGCAGCAGACAGCATTAAGGGTATAGCCCCAATGCTGACACCCACCAGGGTGAGGATAGGGACACTGACTAATCATCATCCCTACCGTAGCCCTTGTATGGAAGAAAGGAAAGTAGCCCCATGAACGTAGCACAAGCTCAACGTATCCTAGCCCGACACAAAGAGGGTGATGTTTACCCCCAATGGGTAATCAATACCGCCCTCTACATCACAGGAGATATAGATGAAATGCCCACTATGCCAAGCCCCCACAGAGGTGGTGACGAGCAGGACAAGACAAGCAAACTACATTTACCGCCGCAGGATATGTTTTAACCAACACTATTTCTCAACCCAAGAGATAGCAGTAACTGCCCCTAGCCCCAAACTCAAGAGAGGAAGACCCCGCAATGAAAGACCCTGAAGATGAAGCATTTGAAGAATTGTCTTTGAAGCAAGGCCAGTGGGAGCACACAAGTGGCTGGCGTAAGAAACAGATTTTGGAGACAAGCATGACTAGAGATGAAGTAGACACCATGTGGCAACAGGCTATGCAAGAGTCAATCAAAGATGGCGAGATGTTCACCCGCTATCATTTTGCCAACCTTGTAGCTGCCAAGGTAAGGGGACAAGCATGACAGAAGAAGAAGTTTTCAGCATGGCTGTCAAATGCTATTTAATCAGCCCAGGCAATCGTGAGGGGTTTTATGGTGATGCCCTTATTCAATTTTCTAAGCTGGTGGCAGAGGCAGAGCGTGAGGCGTGTGCCAAGATATTGGATGCCAATGCTATGGCTTGCCACACACCAATCATGCGAAGCCTGTTGCAAGCAAACGCGACCGCCATTCGATCAAGAGGAGAACAAGCATGACAAAAGAACAAGCCCTACAAATCATCAAGCTGTTGGCGGCGATTGAATCATGGTCATTTGCAGACAAACACCAAATGCCCGACTACCTGTATGAACGAATGGACGAAGCCATGAAATTGTTGGAACAAGAGGTGCTGAAATGACACATGATGAAATCATTGAGATGGCTAGACAGGCATTAAAGCAAGAGCCAAGAGAAGATTGGAACTCAACCGCTTGGGTGTTTGCAGATGAAACATTAGAAGCCTTTGCCAAACTTGTTGCAGAAAAAGAGCGTGAGGCGTGTGCAAAGGTGGCAGATTTGGTGGCACGAGAAATAGATGACACAAACGGCACATCCACCTATATCGCCGCCGCCATCCGAGCAAGGGGACAAGCATGACACCACAACAACTAAATGCCATGAAGCTGGCGCTGGAGGCGTTGAAATGGTGTCATGGTGGTGAGCCATGCGGAACAGCAGAAGCCATCACTGCCATCAAAGAAGCCTTGGCAGAACACGCCATGCAAGAAGTGCAGCGCATTGGGCAAGAGATTGAGCAAGAGCCTGTGGCGCACTGCAAAGTCCGTCTGTTGCGTGGTGATGAGAGTTTCCCTAAAGTAGAAATTGATTGGGTGAATCAGCCTGTACCCGGCCCTCTCTACACAACCCCACCACAGCGCACATGGGTTAGGCTGACGGATGAGGACATGGCTGACATTACAAGTTTGCCAATAGGAACTTGCAGCATGATGCTCAAAGTCGAAGCCAAACTCAAGGAGAAGAACTGTGGATAGCACCGACAAAGACAAGGCTGCGTTTAAATCTTGGTTGGCTTGGTATTCGTCACCACCAGAAAACTGGAATGAAAAATATGGGGATGCGTTTGTTTGGACAGCGCAAGAGAAAGCATTGATGCAGCAACTCAAGGAGAAGACATGAGACCAGAAAAGATATTTCTCGCAGTGATGCGAAGCAGGGGGTACACAGACGCGGACTTCAAGATGGAGAAGGGCAGGTATGTCAACGCCGCAATGCAGGGGCGGTGGAACTACTTCCTCTTGGGTTGGGAAATGCGGGGTGTGATGTGAACCTACGCAAACTCAGACTCCGGCATCACTTCATGTTTGAAAATAGAGACAGGAGGGTAAACACCTATATGCACTAATCTAATCCATGTATAATCA